CGCCACCCCTCGGCGTTCTTGATCGCGTGGATTGCCGCGTCCGGGTCGCCGGTCTTGTTCTCGAGTGTCGCCATGGCCAGGGCGCGGACCTTGCGACCGATCGGCCACTTGCCGAGCGTCTTGTCGTCGAAGCCGGCTGGACCAGTCGCCTCGATGCGCCCGGCGGCCAGCAGCTTGTCGGCCAGGTCCGTCTGCGACTTCACGAGCGGAGCGATGGCCGCGACGAGGGCCGGGCTGATCGCCTCTGCGGCGGTGGCCTTGATCAGGTCCACCAGTTCGGCCTTCGTCATTCCTGCGTCCTTGGCTGGCTCCATTGCCTTGCTCCTCTTCAGTCCAAACGGCCGGTGTGGCGCCGGACCTCGGCGCGCACAGCCTCTTCTGCTGCAGCCACAACGGCGCCGCGCACTTCCGCCGCGGTGATTGCGAAACGCGGTTCGGTGTCCGGCCTGAGCTTCAATGTGGGTTCGGCCGGCACCTTGCCGGCGTCGCCGGCGTCGTCCGGCTCGTCGCCCTGGGCGGGCGTGGCCAGGTCGAGGACCTCCTCGATGGCCTCGGCTGCGGCGCCGATCCCCTCGGCCGAGGCCTCGATGTTTGACAGCGCGTTCCGGAGACGCTCCTCGTTGGCGGCCGAGATCCTGCGGCCCGCCTTCGACAGGGCGATGCCGAACGCCTGGACGATCCTCGCCGGTGGGACCCACAGGCCAGACACGTCGATGCCAGCCGCTTTCGCGTCGATGAGGGCCTCTGGATTCGCCGGCACGGGAACGATGGAGAACTCCAGGAGCTCCTGCTCCTCGAAGTCGAAGCCCCCGCGCTGGTCGTTCCAGTTGGACTTCACTGGGATGAAGCCGACACTGGTCGAGTTGAGCATCCCGCCGCGTAGCATCAGCAGGACGGTCTCGGGGCTCGGATGGTCGGACGGCCAGCTGGCGGGGTCGTAATCCTTCCCCGGAGCGGCGAAGCGGGCCGTGGCCTTCAGCTGCCCCGAAGTGGTTCCGATGAACTCGGCCCGGGCGAGGGGCAGGCTGCGCGAGTCGTGAGCCCAGAGGACGACCGGGTTCTTGCGGTAGGCGTCAGTGCGCCACCCCTCCACCTTGAGCGTGTCTCGGTCGCGGTCGACCGCGCCGGTCGAGATGGTGAACGTGACGCTGCGGGAGTCGCCGCCATCGACCTTGATGCTGTCTGCGGCGTACTGCTTGCGCAGGAGAGCATCGACCGGAGCACGGCCGGCGAGCGCGGCCGCCTTCCATTCACTGAGGAGCACGAAGTATCGTTGCGACCTACGCGGCGTGAATACAATGGGTTACTTGGCGCCATTCGCGACGTTCGCACCATTCGCGTTCCGGAGGATAGAAAGTGCGATTCTCTGGGCCTCAGCGGCCGGGATGCGGTAGTTGCGCCCCACCCGGCCGGCGTCGATGATGCCTGCCTTGATGAGCTTCTGGATGTACCGCTCGCTGCAGCGCAGGACCAGGGAGAGCTCCGACACGAGGAACGGGCCGGGCTGCAGGAACAGGTCGTTCAACGTGTGCACCGTCATCGCAGCAGCCACGTGAGCACGACCCCCGCCACAAAACAGAACGCCCCAACGGCCGCGAGCTCGGCCCGCCGGCGGCGGAGCAGCGCCGCGTGCTCCCGCTGCAGCACGAAGCGGTTGACGACGGCCACCTCGGCGGCCCGGATGAGCTCGCCCTTGCTGAGCTGCCGCGCCCCGTTCGCCCTCACGCCGTCGCCCGCTCGCGCCGCTGGAGGAGCAGCGCCTCGGCCATCGCGAGGTCCTCTTCGGTGTCGATGTCGACGGTGCGCCGGGTCTCGACGAGCTCGATGCGGCCACCCAGGCGCGCCCCGGTCCGCTCGAGCAGCTCGGTGCGGGTCACGAAGACGGAGCCGTCCTCGGCCCACATCAGCTCACGTGCCACCATGTCCTGGCGGCGCGGCCGCCGCGGGCACTGCGAGCGCCACCGCGGCTGGTCCGGCTGGCCCGTGCCCGTCGCCTTCTCGTCGTAGCGGTAGGCCGGCGCCTCCTGGAACCACACGAAGTGCAGCGGGTACGCCGTCAGCACGCTGTCGGCGCCGGTTGTCGCGATCCGGAACACGCACGTGTCGACCAGGCCCAGGGCCCGCACGGGAACCGTCGGCTGCAGGAGCACCACCAGGTCGGGGCGCCAGCCCTCGGCCTTCAGCGTCTCAACCGCATGCACGAGGACCGGATCCGTGGCGGCCTCGTCCGTCGCCAGCTCGGGCGGGCGGTCGATGATCTCCGCGCCCCACTGCCACGCCACGGCCGCGATTCTCTCGTCGTCGGTTGAGACAACCACGCGCTCCTTCCCTGGTCTCAACGGGCCGCTTTCCATTGCCGCCTCGATCGACCAGGCCAACAGGGGCTTCCCGGCACAGGGCCGGAGGTTCTTGCGCGGAAGGCCCTTCGAGCCGCCGCGGGCCGGGATGAGATAGAGGACGTTCACGTGCAGCTCGTCCCGCCGCCGCCACCACGGCGCCATCGGTCTCGGGGTAGCTCGCCGGTCGTGGCATGGACCACGCGGCTGGAGACGCGGGGGGTGCCTGACACCCGTCGAGGCAACTCGCCGGTCGTGCAGTAGAGCGGCTCGGCGCGGGTGACGGCCACGTCGAGGGCATCGAGGATGCCGTGCAACTCGCCGGTCGTGCAGTAGAGCGGCTCGGCGCGGGTGACGGCCACGTCGAGGGCATCGAGGATGCCGTGGCCCGCCTGCAGCTCCGCCTTCAATGCCTGGACGGCCTCTACCTTCGCCTGCTTCGTCTTCGCTGCCACCCGCTCCGGGTGACAGTAGGGGCACACCGCGGCGATCTCCGGCGATTCGTGCAGGGAGGGGTTCGGAGCGTACACCTCGATGGACTTCACGGCGTCGGCACCGCCTCCGTGTTCCCCATGAGGATCACCGTGCCGGAGACGCCCAGCACCGGCGTCTCCGGCCTGCCCCCGGCCATGGTGTTCCCCATGACGCGGACGTTCTTCGCGCCGGCGACGATGAGGCCGCGAATCCCTCCGATCACGTTGTTCTCGACCGTGACGTCGGTCGAGAGCCGATCGGCGGACGGCGCGCCGATGCTCATGCCGGTGGCGCCGCCCTTGATCACGTTGTTGAACACGCGCAGTCCGATGACCCCGTTGCACACCAGGCCGAACTTCACGTTGTCGGTGAACACGTTGTTGAGGACCGAGTAGTCCAGGCCCGGGAAGCCCCCGCCGATCTGGAGGTAGGCGCCGACGTCGCACCGCGCGAGGACGCAGTCGGAGATGACGAGCCCCGTCAGTCGATCCCCCGGGTTTGGCTCCCCATTGATGGCGGCGCCCGGGTCACCGTGGATGTCGTGGATATGGCTCCGCTCGATCCTGACACCGTCAGCGTTGCTGGCGGAGATGCCGTTGCGCCCGCAGTTGCCGATCTCCACCGCGGAGATCCGGACGTGGGTGCTGCGGCCGTTCACCGCGTTCCCGCCGACGCCGCCAACCCAGATCCCGTCCTTGGGCCAGTCGAGGATCCTGGTGCCCTCGATCACGACGTTGTCGGCGCCGTTGACTCTGATCCCGATCGCATAGCCCGTCGTCAGCAGGCGGTGACCCAGGATGACCCCGCCACGGATCGTGATGTTGGCCGAGCCCAATACGGTCTCAATACCCCAGGTCTTTGGAGGCGTGAGGCTGCCCATGTCGAGGGTGGTCCCGCCGAGCTCGATGGTGGTGTTGCTCCCCACCATGAGGTTCTTGGCCAGGCACGTTGCGGCGCCGCCGCCGAAGGTGACCGTTCCGCCGGCGTTGATGGCGGCCTGGATGGCCGGGCGGTCGTCCGTCACGCCGTCGCACTTCGCGCCGAAGGCGTAGATCGACTCCGCCTGGGCGGCGCATGCGAGCAGCAGCAGGCAGGCGGCCAGGAGGAGGACGAGCTCGCGCCGGCTCCTCACTTCTGCACCAGGGCCAGCTGCGCCGCCTGCTTCGGCGGGAGCGCCGCGGGCGGCACGTCCGGCTCCGCCTGCGTATCATCCGCCGCGGGGTCCGCCGCACCACCGCCACCCTGCGGCCGCGTCGCCAGGTCGAGCGGGTCCACGGTCAGGTAGCTGTTGAGCGGCACGATGCGCGACGCGCCCAGCTCGCCGCCCACCGGCTTCCGCCCGATGAGCTCCCTCCATTCGTCCGTGGTCAGCGCGTGCGGCGCCGCCTTCGCGACGCTGAGCCGGTACTCCTTGTCCTCGGGCACGGTGTCGACGAAGCTCACCACCAGGCGCTCGTCGTATTCCGGGGCCAGCTTCATCTGCAACTGGTCCCTCATGAACTCGCGCCGCGGCCGGATCACGCGGTTCTCGAAGATGTAGTCCGACACGTCGGCCGTGGCGCGGTTGCTGGTCTCCGTGATCCCGAGCTGCTCCGGGGAGAAGCCCCAGGCCTGGAGGATGGTGTCCCGCTCGTGCTTCAGCAGCGGGACCATGGTCAGGTTCTCGAGGTTCATCTGTTGCGGCTGCCAGAACTCCAGCTTCCTGTTCGTGAAGTACGGCTTGTTGCTTCTCCAGAACCCCTGCAGGCGCTGGAGCCACGCGCGCTCGTGGAGCGCGATCTCATCCTGGCTGGCGCCATCGTCCTGCACCACGAACTCCGGAGTCGCGCGGTTCCAGAACAGCTGCTTCGCATGCTTCGACGCGTACTCGAAGGTCTCGAGCTCGTCGGCCTGGGCGCGCACGAGCCCGGACCCACGCCGGTACGGATCCGTCGGCGCCGCGTCATGCATCCACAGGATCTCGGTGTCGGGGATCTGCCCCTGCCACGAGTAGTACGACACGCGGAAGCTGGGCTGGTCCGGCGTGGGCAGCTCCGCGATCCAGTGCGGTGGCACCGGCCAGAACTCCACCGGCGCGCCGAAGCCGTTCCGGACCTTCAGCCAGAACGCGTCGCCCACCAGGTCGAGGTAGATCTGCGAGATCTTGATGAGGTCGTGGCCGCTCATCAGCGGGTTTGGGCCGTGCAGGGTCCGGAGCATCAGGTGGTCCGGAGGCACCTCGCGGCCCTGCGCCTCGAGGGTCCACTGCGTCGCGCCGAGCGTCGACCCCACCCGGCCAGCCACGGCGCGCACCCACGGGCTCGTCTCGTAGACCGCGAGGAACTCGCGCGTCCCGCGCACCGGCGGGTCGCCGACGCGGGAGGCGAAGACCTGGCCCATCATCTGCCGGCCGGCGCCGCCGAGCCCGGTGAACACGCCGACGACGCGCTTGATCAACTCGCGGAACATGGGTCTACCTCGCAACCAGCGGCGGCTTCTGATCCCCGATCAGCAGCGCCGTGACGAGCCATACGAGAGCGTCCATCCGGTTCGGGCTGGGCAGATTGGCCTTTGGGTTCCAGGTCACCATCTCGGCCTCGAGGACGCGCAGCCGCGGCATGTCGCGGTCCTTGGCATCGCGTACGTGGTGGACGCGTCCCTGTTCGTACAGGGCCGACACCGGCTCCGCCCGGGTCTGCTTGTTCTCCGTCGCGTGCACCTCGTGCCACTTCACCTTGCGGTCCCTCGTGTGGATCGTGTCCTTCGTGGACTGCGGCATCCGGTTTGCCTCGTAGACGATCGCGTACGCGCCGTACTTGGCATAGGCCGAGAGCGCCTCCGTGGCCCAGCCGTCCGGGCTCGCGCGCAGCGAGCAGTCGTCCCACACGTACGCGTCGCCGTCGGCGCCCAGGCCGCCGACCACGATCCCGGCCTCATCGGTGGGCGACTGCGAGCGCGTGGGGTCCACGGCGAGGAGCGTCTTGACGATGGTGGGCACGCCGCGAACCGAGTGCAGGTCGATGATGTCCTGGTCGAACAGGGCGCCCTTGATCTTCGCGAGGATTTTGCCGTCAAGTTCCTGCTCCTCGAGGGCGGTGCCGCGGAGGTCGTGGCGCCACTCCGCGATGATCCCGGGCGACAGGTTCGCCGCGTTCCGCTCGCTGCTCCAGCGCCGGACCACCACCCGGTACTGGAACTCCTGGCCCTCGTCGTCGACGACCTTGTGCTCGATCGACCACTCGCCCTTGTCGATCTCCTCCTGGGAGACGGGCCGGTTCCCGTGACGGTCCTCCGGGCCCAGCAGCAGGTTCGCGCAGAACTCCGTCTGGCGCGGCGACGAGTCGAGGATCCCCTGCGGCTTGTCGCCCAGGCGCAGGCCGAGCTTGATCCCCTCGCGCCAGGCCGTCGGCTCCTTCTCGCCCTTCGGGATCACGTAGTGGAACAGCTCGGTGACCCACGCCTTGTGGTACTCAGGCCCGCGTAGGGTCTGCGGCTCCTCCGAGGAGTGCAGCTCGATCACGACGTCGTTGGGGAAGCTGACGAGCTTGTCCGTCTTGTGCCAATGGGCCTTGAACCACGGCGGGGACAGGCTGACGATGCCCGACTTCCCGAGGAGCATGATCCGGCGATACGAGCCGGCGTCCTTCGCCAGGAAGCAGATCCGGATCCCGGGGTTCTCGTGCGCCCACTCGAGGACCTGCTCGGCGGCCGTGCGCGTCTTCCCGCCCCCGCGGCCGCCGGCGAGCATCCACCACCGCCAGTTGCCCGCCGGCGCGAGCTGCTCGTCCCGTGCCCACAGGACCCACTCGTACTTCAGCGCATCGATCACGCGCTGGGTCTCCGGGCTCAGAGAGAGAAGCGCCTCCCGGCGCACGGCCGGCTGGAGATGGCTCAGCTCCCGGCACAGACCGATGAGCGCCTTGGTGACCTCGGGCTTCGCGCCGAAGCGCCCGAGATGCACGTCAGGCCCGCACCCGGCGAAGGACCTTCTCGAGTTCAGCCACCGCGCTCTCGGCGTCGGGACGAAGCGCCTTCCGGCTGTTGGCGGCGTCGGGACGGTTCCACCCCAACTTCTGCCGCAGCCCGGCGAGCACCGCGTTGACCTTCCCCTTCCCGCCCTTGCCGAGACGACGGACGTCCTTGAGCAGATCGATCTCGAGCAGGGCGACGCCGCGGGCCATCTCCTGCTGCAGCCGGGTGACGAAGTCGGGGTCCTGCAGCTGGGCCTGGTCGACGCCGAGGGCGAGGAGGATGGTGTCGCGCTCAGCCCCGAGCCGGGCGAACTCGCGGACCTTCGTCCAGTTGGTTCCGCCAGGGCCGAGGGTGGGGCGCCCAGCGCGAGGCCGACGGCCACCATGGCCATTGCCCTTGCGGCTTGATTTCGGAGCTGCCACATCAGCGCATCAGCAGCGGGCGGTGCGCTGGCGCCGCCGGCAAGATCGGCGAATTTTGCGGGTCTCGCGAGATTGT